ACTAGATACGGAATGGTACAAAATCCTTTCGCAACTTCAGACGGAGACGGTGCTTTAGATAACTCAGGTGCTGTTGCTGCTGGAAAAGCTAACTTATATTACAGACGTGTTAAAATTACTAACATCATGTAATATCTGTTAAATCAGAATACGAAAAAAGGGGGATTTATTCCCCCTTTTTTTTAGCCTAAAATTCATTATAAATAGTAGCATGACGACATTAAATATAACAAATAGAGAACCTACTAAATTAGACTATGCAAGTCCCATACAGTTTAGGTTCAAGATGACCAAGATTCCCAATGTAGAGTTTTTTGTACAGACAGCAAACATACCTGGCATATCTCTAGGAACAGCGACAGTCCCAACACCATTATATGACTATCCTGTACCAGGCGATACGATACAATATCAGACATTGGATTTGTCATTTCTAGTTGATGAGAATCTAAACAACTATAAAGAATTACATGACTGGATAAGTGGCCTAGGATTTCCTAAAAATCATCAACAGTTTGCTGATCTACAAGCTTCGGGCGCTGATAGATTTCCTGGTTCTACTGCAAGTTCGGTTGCGATAGGTTCAAAGAGAACAGCAACACCACTTGCCGAGGGAGGCACCTATTCAGATGCGACACTGACAGTTTTAAATAGTAAAAATATTGCCAAGACAGAGATAAGATTTGCCAATGTTTATCCGATATCTCTAGGCTCACTATCTTATAATGTTCAGGCTAGTGATGTTGATTACCTACAGGTACAGGCAAGTTTTAATTATTTAAATTATGATATTGTACAGATATCTACTACATAAAAATAGGATGAAAATTGATGAAAACTTTACGATGGATCGACAAGGCTATTTGTCTCGGCAATGGTAAATCGAGAATAGGCCTAGACCTCACAAAAATGAAAGACTATGCTACCGTAATAGGTTGCAATGCTATTTACAGAGATTTTTCGCCAGATATATTAGTCGCTTTGGATTCAAGGATGAGTCACGAGGTGTATAGATCAGGATATGCACAAAAGGAGATATGTTACCTAGGTTATTGGACTCCCGTGCCACATATAGTTGCTGATTTTATGTTGGCAGATAAGTGGTATGGCGAGGGTAAGATTGATAATGAGCCTAGAGGCTGTGAGGAAGTCGTATATCATGGCGCTGATGGGGTATTCACACTTACGAAAGGCAAGAACCTAGGCATAACTTATGTGACAGGCGTAAAACCTGGTGATAAGGTTACCGATATTGATCCTAAAGTAGATGGCTTTGCATATGCAACTGGCAGTAGGTCGGTGTATCTAGCTTGTGAATTGAATGCCAAAGAGGTGTATCTAGTGGGCCACGATCTATTCTCAGATGATGATAAGGTAAATAACATATATGCTGGCACAAAGAGTTATGCGAAGAAAGATGACTTGGCTGCTAGACCTGATAATCCAGATGAGATGTATAACTGGATAATGCAACACAAGAATACCTTTGATAAATTTAAAGATGTTCAGTTCTACAAGGTCAATAGGGGGAAGCAAAAAACCGCTTCCACTATAAACGAATGGAGTTCGTGTGATAACCTAAAATATATATCCATAGAAGAAATGGAGCAAAGGCTTTACAATTAACCGAAAAGATGATATAATATTGTTATGACATTAGAAGAATTACAAGAGTCCGTTAATAAGGACTTTAAACTAGATGATACTGAATTAGATAGAGAATCCGTAAACATACCTCTATTACATAACAAGTATCTGATACATTTCAACAAGTTTAGCCTATTAAGAAAAAAGGCAGATCAAGATCATAAGACTTTGACTAGAGAGAAATGGGAATACTACACAGGTAAGGCAGACCCTAGTGTGTATCAAGCAAAACCATTTGATATAAAGGTCTTAAAAGCAGATGTACATATCTACATGGACTCTGATCCTGAATTACAAAAGGCGGATCAAAAGGTTGCATATCTAGATCAAGTTATAAAATACCTTGAACAAGTTTTAAGAGGCGTAAACAATAGGACTTTCTTAATTAAAAATGCTATTGAATGGAAGAAGTTCACTAGCGGTGCGATATAATGGATCATCAAAAAGTTTTCTCAACACATATCTTTGTAAAAGATAATTATCTGGCACCTCAGAGATTGCCTGCAATGCAGGAAGAGATAAAAAATTTATATAAGAATACTACTAACTTTCAAACAGGACCTAACCTAGATCAGACAGAGCCATTTAAATGGTTTGCAAATGATATAGGTAAAACTGCTTTCGATATATTTGATAAATTAAATTACAACGTACAAGACATAGAAATAACTGGTATGTGGGGTAATATATTGAAACCTGGTGAGACACACCCACCACATACACACTCTAATAATTTTTTAAGTGGAGTGTTTTATCTAGAGTCAGATGCTGAAACTGGTATAATTTTTTCAGACCCAAGACCAGCAGCAGATGTACTAGTGCCAAGAAAGAAGACAAAGACTAACGAAAATTCAAACTTACTATCCTACATTTCAAAACAAAACAGACTAATAATATTTCCTTCGTGGTTAGTTCATTGGGTCCCAATAAACAAGTCTAAAAGAAATCGTATAAGTATTTCTTTTAATATACAAATAAAAGGGCAAGTAGGTGAACATCACGAATTCCAATCCGCAAAATACTAATCTATTAATCATAGAAAAAAAGAACGAGGTCTACATCACGATAGAATGTGAATCGGATGTACAGAGAGAGATATCTGAGTTCTTTACTTTCTATGTGCCAGGCTATAAGTTCATGCCAGCATTTCGTAATCGTATGTGGGATGGTAAGATTAGGTTGTTCTCACAAAAGACAAAAGAAATTTATTTTGGTCTATATCCATATGTAAAAGCATTTGCTGAAGAAAGGGGATATACGATAGTCTGTGGCAAGGACGTAGAGATAGAAAACAAGGTTAATAGAGATACCGTAAAACATTTCTGTAATAGTCTAGGTCAAAAGTTCGAAGCCAGAGATTATCAGATAGACGCTGTTTATAGTAATCTTAAATCTAATAGGTCGTTATTACTAAGTCCCACAGCTTCTGGTAAATCATTTATAATATATGCACTGATAAGATATTACACACATCTATTGAAAGATAAAAAGTGTCTATTGATCGTGCCGACAACATCACTGGTGGAACAGATGTATACCGATTTTCAATCCTATGGTTGGAATGTAAAGAAATATTGTCATAGATTGTATAGTGGATATTCTAATCAGACAGATAAAAAGGTCTTGATATCCACGTGGCAATCACTATATAAGCTACCAAAGAAATACTTTGAACAGTTTGGCGCTGTGTTCGGTGACGAGGCACATCTATTTAAATCTAAATCGCTTACAGAGATAATGACCAAACTAATGGATTGTAAATATCGTATAGGCCTTACAGGTACGTTAGACGGCGCTCACACACATAAGTTAGTGTTAGAGGGTTTGTTCGGTGCCGTAAACAAGGTGACATCTACGAAAAAATTGATAGATAAGAAACAATTAAGTAATCTAGTTGTTAGATGCCTGATACTAAAACATACCGAAGAAAATTGTAAGATGATTGCAAACGGTAAGTATCAAGACGAGATAGATTATCTTGTATCGAGTAAATCTAGGAATAACTTTATAAAAAATTTAGCACTTAAATTAAAAGGTAACACTCTAGTTCTATTTCAATTAGTAGAGAAACATGGTAAAGATTTACATAAGTTGATAGAAGACAAAGCGGAAAACAACCGAAAGGTTTTTTATATCTATGGCGGTGTAGAAACTGAAGAACGTGAGAAAGCAAGAGCGATTGTTGAGAAAGAAACAGACGCTATAATTGTAGCAAGTTATGGCACATTTTCTACTGGTATCAATATTAGAAATCTACACAATATAATATTTGCCAGTCCATCTAAGAGTAGGATAAGAAATCTACAATCGATAGGCAGAGGCTTGAGATTAGGCGATAATAAAGTTAATGCGACACTATACGACATAGCCGATGATATGCAATACAAGTCTAAAGAAAACTTTACACTAAAACATTTTCAAGAGAGAATAAACATTTATACCGAAGAGGAATTTGATTACGAAATCCACAACATTAACTTGAAGGAATAATAAATAGTTATATGAATAACAATACCGATTATCGTATGGTTAGATTAGTCGATGGCAGCACCATAATGGGTTCTATCACGGTCGACAAAGATTTTCTAAGAATAACTAATGCACTTCAATTACACACGGTTCAGAGACAGACAGAGTTTGGTGCAAAAGAAGATTCTACACTTGCGCCTTGGTTACAATTTACAGATGACAAGACGTTTGTAATACCAAGAGATAAGATAATGGTAATCACCCAAGCGGACAAACATATTTCACATTATTACGAAGTAATATTAGATAAAGTAAAAAAAGAAAAAGAAAAAAACAAACCTGTCCTATCTGCAAACGAGATGGAGAACATCTACAAGATAGCGGAACAGATGGATAAAATGGACAAACAGATGAGACAAGACAGATTAGAATGGCGAGAAGAAGACCTCATAGATTTGTTCTCTAAAAAAACGATACACTAGGCTAGCTAGGTGGTCTCTCAAGCGACTACATAGTCAGTATAACATAAGGACCTATAGCCGTCAAGCGTTTCAAAAAAATAATTGAAAAGCTTTACATTTTGTAGCAAAAATGTTATAATAATATTATGTCAGAAAAATTAAAAGCAAAACAAAAAGAGCATTATGTAGATAACAAAAAGTTTCTACAAGCGATGATAGATTGGCGTTTAAAGTATGAGAAATCGGTAAAGGCAAATAGAAAAGCACCGAAAGTGACCAACTATATAGGCGAATGCTTTTTAAAGATCGCTAATCATTTATCTTACAGACCGAATTTTATAAACTACACATATCGAGATGATATGATCTCAGATGGGATTGAAAACTGTTTACAATATATGAACAACTTTAATCCTAAAAAATCAAACAATCCATTTGCATATTTCACTCAGATAATATACTATGCTTTTATTAGAAGAATACAGAAAGAGAAAAAACAACAAGATGTAAAAG